TCCAGTGCTTCTTGTCACCATTGTCATTGACAAGCACATCACCAACACGAGTTCCGGGCATATTCGGAACCTCAGTACCCCACATCTGATATCCACCACCGGGAACGAGGTAGAGCTGATCAACGGCAGGGGTTGGAGTTTGATTCGGTCCTGCTGGTTCCGATTCAACGTCCGATGAGTTGTTGATGCTGGTATCGTTCGCCATAGCTCAAGCCTTAGGAACCAAGCTCTTGATGCGACCGATCATCCAGTTGGCCACCAGCTTCTTCGCCTTCGGTTTATCCTTGAGCCACTTCGCGAACTTCTCCGCGTTGCTGTCATAGAAGCTCTTGAACCAAGCGGGTCCAACGAGTTCCTTCCAGAAGTAGAACGCTTCCCACTGATCGGGAATGCACTCGCGAGCGACGTAGCAACCAGCGGCACTTCCCAGTGCGCCGATTGCGCTGGTGACACCCTTGACGATAGCCAAAGGAGAATTGGCCTGCGAAGCCTCGAACGCATTCTGCGCGTTCTGGAGGGCGAAGCTCGAACCCAGTTGCATGAGTTGACCCGGACCTGCCTGCTGCATGCCTTGAACCATCTGTGGGGCATTGAACGGAGACGCACCCTGCTGGAGTCCGCCAAGCTGAGCGGCTTGCGAGACGATAGGCTGGAGACCAAGGGCAGATTGGATGTTCGCCAAGTTCTGCTGCTGTGCGCCCTGACGCTGTTGTTGAGCAGACATTTGGCCTGCGAAGGTCTGCTGAGCGGCGGTGTTCCGCTGGCCGGTGGCTGCGAGAATGTTCTGGAACGCTTCCTGAGCCTGACGATTGGCGACATCGCTGGATGTTTGACCGCTCTGGAGCAGGCCAAGAGCCTGTTGACGGCGTTGGACATCGGCGTTGGAGATAGCCTCACCAACCGCCCGCGCCTCGCGGAAAGCGGAGAGGTTTCCAAGGATATTGCCACTGGCAGCACCACGAGCGCGAGCGGCCTGCTCAGCGGCTCGGATCATCGATGGATCAAGCGTTCCAGCTTGAGCGAGACCGGCACTGATCTGGCGTTCGAGATTGCTGCGGATATCACGAGCGGCTCCGGTATCCTGCGGAGCGGTAGGCATTCCAACGCGCTCGTAACCAGGAGCGGTGGGAGATGTCTCATCCAGCCTGCTTTTCCCACTCTGAAGAGCGGACAAGAACTGATCGTAGAGCTTGTAACGCTCGGGATCAGCAGCAGCGAGTTCGGCCTTTCGCTGTTGAGCAAATTGGGTTCCGTATTGCTGAGCAAGCTTGAGCTGAGCGGCAGCATTGATCGGAGCCAGCTCGTTCTGAAGGATCTGTTGCGCCCGCGTCAGATCAGCATCGGACTTGCCGGTGTAGTCGTAGTTGACCGTCTTGTACTGGCCGGTTTCTTTTCCCGAGGAATCAAGAACGGGCATCTGGTAACTGCCCTTCGTTCCCATACGCGATGCCGCCTCGATCTCCCGAATAATCGGGAATGTTTCGGCCTGCGAGTACACCGCTGCTTTGTTTGCAGCGGACATATTAGGAGCATCGTATCTACCGCCCATAGGAAATCCTTCGGTTCATTAGGAGTTTGAAGTATCTGTTGAAATCGTACAAACGGGAAACGCCTCTGCTGAATCCTCCAACCTTGGTAACCTTGTCGGAGCATACGGTCATCATGGCCAACCAGAGTGTTTGAACGGCTTCCGGCTCCACGCCAACCACCATCTCGATCCACGCGATGTGGCCATCGGGGAAGTTGTTGTTGATGTCTTCCGCTTCCTCGATGGAGTTCAGGAATCGAACAGCTCCGACACCAACGCATTCGCCATTCTCGTTCTTGATGATACCGAGTTGGCGTATCTTGTTGAAGATGCCGATCCAGTTGAGGAGCTGATCATCGTTCCATGTGGAACAAGTTGGCCAATGCTGTCGCAGCAGCTTGGCCGCTTCGATGATAGATGAATGCGCGTTCATTGCTGAGGACGCACAGAATCGACGAATCCAGAGAGAATGGCGGATTGGAATGACAGGCGACAGCCCGATTCAGCGGTTGTGCGAATTCGGAACTGCATCGTGTTCCAGCGTCCCGCACTGATCAAGTTGTAAGCCTTGAGATCCTTGAACGTGCCAGTCGGAATCGAAACCCCAGTGGCGAGATCGATGAACGAGCTGTTCATGTTCTTGCAGTAAGCAGCCTCAATTCCAATGGGGATGTTGTACGGGTTGTCGAACGCGAACTGAATGCTGTATCCGATCTTGTCAGGAATCGGTTCTCCGAGGTTGTAAGCCTTCGTGGTAACGCTCGATATGTACACCGATCCACCATCGTAGTACGCCATTTGAGTGGGCGGATCGAACCGGCTTGCTGGGAGATAATCGTTGAATGCCCAGACTTGGCCCGCTGAGGTGCTGAGGCTCAACACCTGACCGGCGAACATCAGGATGGGTCCGCGAGCCGAGAAGTTGGTGGTAACGAAATCGTTTGCCTGCCAGTTGTCCCAGTATCCAAGCCAAGAGCGGGCCAGTGCATGGTACACGATGACCGCATTGTTGGTGGTCTGCGAAGTTCCTCCATCTGGAATCAAGGGAACCGACAGCATGTACCGGTTATTCCAGTACACACCGTCGCAGAGTGCGTACTGAGCTTTGTCGATTCGGCTGATGATGTCTCCGATGGGTGACGACAGCGCGAGTCCCGTGCTGGTCTGAGTGCCTGCTTGAATCTGCGAAAGCGAGCGTATGCCGTCCCGAGTCAGGAAGAATACATCAGGGCCAACAGCAGCAATGGACCGGTGCGAGGCGCAACCGACATTTCCAGAGATGATCGAGATGACCCAATCCGCAGGATCTTGCGTAGGATCGGCATCCACGGACCAGATGGACCGTTCCTTGAAGACGAGCAACTTGTATCCGAACCACGAGTAGATGCCAGTGATCGGATCTCCGTCACCGCCCACCCGAATGGAACCAAGCGGGTCCCATGATTCGCCATCGAGAAGATCGGAGAAGTAGAGGGTATCGGGAGGGATGGCTGTATCACCGGACACACAGAATAAACGCTGCATGTGCGTGGTGAGGTACAGCGGCTTATTAGGAGGAGTGAGCGAAACGAATGCAACAGCGTGGGCACCGCCACCGCCAGATATGCTGACTGTTGGGGCGGTCGTGTATCCGCTGCCAGGGTTGTCGATAGTGATCGACAGGACATTTCCATCAAGCCCGCAAACGGCGGTTGCAGTTGCGGTTATGCCGCTCGGAGGAGCGGAAATGGTTACGGTGGGAACACTGGAAAGATTTGATCCCTGATTGATGACATCGATGCGGCTGACCTTTCCAGCAGTGACAGATGAGTCTGTGGCACTGCTAGTGATGTACTTCAGAGATCCGTACCCGTCAGAATAGAACAGTTTGTCGTTGAGCTGAGCGAAGTACACGAACTTCGCGGCAGCATTCAACGTGGCACCGGTTATCGCGGTGTAGTTTGATGCGAGATCCGTTGACCATAGTTGCTTTATTGATCCGGTCGGATTCAGCAGCGCAACGATGAGGCGTTCGGATGCAGCAGTGTCGAAATAGAATCCTGAGTAAACCGTGCAGTTGTTTGGGAGGTTCGACAGGTAGTAGCTGGTCGTGGATTCCCAGTTGGTAGTGGTGCTTTCCCAATTCAACGAACTGCTGTTGCCAACGATGGATGTGGTTCCGAATCGGCTTACGAGATTTCCGAAATCATCGTAGTCCATGTTCATGGCCCACTCGACACTGGTCGCCGGAATCGCATCAGGGCGAGTAGCGGAAATGACACCAGTGCTGAACCCATTGCTTCCATCCAGAAGCATCTGGTCGTCGAGTGCGTCTGAGGATTGGAATGGCATTAGGTGATGTCCTGAAAGGTGTAGTCGTAGAGGCTATCAGGAATGATCCGGCTGATCTGCTGCTGCTGACCTCGCTCCATGTCCTTCATAATGGAGACCTGAGCGGCCCCCTCTTGGAACTTGGCTTGGGCTTTGCCGTACTGCCGCGAGTATTCGAGGAGATCGCCTTCGGTGTAGGCCATCAGTGCATTCTCAACACCGTGCAGCTCGAAGTTGCTGTCGTTGGTGATGGTCTGAGCCTCACCGAACTGGCGCATCTGCGACTGCTTCTTGCCAAGGATGAAGAGCGTTCCATTGACGTTGGGAACGGGGATGAGCTTGATCTTGGGAACACCGGCAAGTCCGTAAGCGGGGTCCATGTTTCGGACCCAGTTCACGAAGTTGTTGGGAGTGGACTTGCGCCCATCGACGTTGTTCCAAGTGTTTGGATCGAGCTGGAAGAACGATACCCACTCAGCGGACGGGATCTCGATACCATCGGTATCCCCATCAACCGTGAACTTCACTGCCACTGGGAAGTCCATGTACATGTTGTACCCAGTGTTCGACGAGTAAGTGCTGGTGATGAAGGTACTGATCGTATTGATCTCATCACCGTCAGTGATCGGAATGGAGGTAACGCCCAAGGTATCGTTCCACAGGCACGAATCCCAGATCATGGAGTAGCGGCGGATACAGAACTTCTTGGCCAACGTGATCGTGGCCGAGTCCGTGAACGACAGCTTGTCGCAAGCCGCTTGAGCTACTTCAGATGGTTTCATTAGGCGAAGTATTCCTGAAGAACCATGTTGGAAGAACAGCGGCAGCGATCAGCCGCAGCACCACCAGCATTGTCGTTTGAGCTATAATTGATGTACAAAGTTGCAGTTGTTGCTCCTTTGTTATATGCGTAAATCCTATACTCAACCGCAGAAGCAGAAGCAGGAGAATCCCAGAACTGAATGAATGTATTATTGATTTGATCTCCACCATCAGTGAAGACACATGGAGCAATACCATCAAGAGATGATCCAGTTCCGCTGGCGGTTTGCCCAATTTCAGTTCCGTTACGAGTAAGCCTGAAGCTGGCCAACTTTGATGCTCCACTGCCTGCTCCATAATTGATCATTATGGTTACAAGCACCTTTGAAGAAGCAGATCTTGGAGTGATAGAAGTTCTAAGACCAACAATCTCAGTTCCAAAGCTTGTAGAGGATGACGTTATGCTTGTATTTGTATTAAGCAGCGTGGAATTGGATTGCGGAAACAGCGTTGCCAAGAACGCACTCGCTGGAGATTGCTTAACCTTATTTGAATCCGCTGAATCAACAATCAACACACTATCTGCTGATACCGGTACTGTTTTTGCCGGTACACCGGGAACGGTTACATTTGCGGAATTAATAGTAAGCAGATCACCTCCCGCATTTCCTATTGTGGTGTTTCCGTTTAATGCAGCATTTCCAGCAATAGTAAGATTACCTGAAGCGGTAAGATTTGCGGTTGTAAAAATTGTACCACTTGCAGTAATGGTGCTGCTAAACACTGCCGCTCCATTAACATTGATAGCACTGAATGTGGTAGTGCCAGTAAACTGAATTCCAGAATTGAAAATTGCATTACCATTTAGAGTGGTTGTTCCTGCAATGGTTAAGTTTCCGGCAAGTGTGCTTGTGGCTGCTGATTGGCTTTGAACAATGTTTCCGTACAAAACCAGATTTCCAGCAGTCGATGTAAGGTTTCCGCTACAGCTTACTGATTGAGCGGTAAGAGTTGAGGTTAGATTTGCAGCTCCCGCGACACCAAGTGTACCGGCGATAGATGTGTTGCCGCTGGCCGATGCGACCGTGAACTTGTTGGTGGCTACCGAGAAGTTTCCAACGCTGTTGACTGCTGCGGTAGAGATCTGGAGCGAGGAATCGTTTCCGTTGCCATCGGTGATGGTTCGGAGGCTTGAGTTCAGGACCGTGTTGTCGGTGGTCTTGAGTAGGCCAGTGTAGGTCGATGCGACCGTATTTCCTGTAAGTGATGTTCCCATACTATTCCTTCGGTAGTGCGTACCATCCCTCGTGAATTGTCACGCGGTTTTGAGACTTGGTTGGGTTGCCCTGGGCATCTTTGACCCAGACGCGAGCCTT